TAATCATCAGCTGCTGGTAGATTTCCAATGCCTTCTGCTCTTTTTCTTTGTCTGTCATATCCCTATTGTAGCAGAGGTTTTTAGTGCTGTAAAACTATTTCACTTATTTATGCGAAAAGAGCCAAACATTTAAAGACCTTATCGAAGAAGCAAAATATGATTTAGAGAGTGATGCCCCGGTTATTATCCAAACCTTGAAAGAGTCTTTGTCAAAAAGTGCATAAGAACTAGTAATAATCTCTCATTTTTTTTACTGCATCTCAAATACCTTGATTATTTTTAAAAAAAAGATTGCCATAACTGAAGTGCCCATATCCAGTATCCCCAGTTGCCCAACATGGAGCCATCTTTTCGTATTACAATGGTAAATCCAGGTGCCAGCAACAACATTCACTACCTCATTCATTAAATGAATACTGAGGAATCTCCAGCGTTGTGAATTTTTTTGGAGTAAATATCGCTTGTGTAGAGAGATTAGAGAGGCTTAAAATATTCTGAAAAAAGATGGTCGATGGAAGAAAATGTTTCATTGATAACTAATTTAGAAATCCCACAACAAAGGCTGAATTAAAACGCCAAAATAATGATAACACGTAGTTTAATAATTGAGGATCAATTGATCCTTCAAGCATTTCGTCATGAATCGTTGAGATAGCAGCTAAACTATCTAATAGAAATCTCTGTCTATCACCTGTGTTAATAGAAGGTTCAATTATTTGTTCGTCTTCTGGTCCAAGAAAACTAATGTATACATTGTCAGAGTCAAAAGATAGTGGTAATTGACCTTTCCTCAAACTATCATCAATAGAATCAAAATGTTCTAAAAGTACTTGTCCCACAAAAACCTCATCAATTTTATTCTCCGATTTTTGTAAATCAGTATATGTAAATCTTTCGAAGTCTGAAGAAATGTTAATTTTTTGGACATTATGATATTGATCCCCACTGTACGAGACATACGTATCAACAGTTAGATCATCCGTAAACAAGTCGTAGTGTAAAGTCAAACTAAAAGGTAGGTATCTGATCTCTGTTTCAATAAAATCAAATGTTGATGCCTTCGAAGTTAACAAATCATTTGAATCGAATCCTATCCTCGCTTTTACTTCCTTTGCAGCAGGATCTACTTGCCACACCCAGCTCTTGTCCTTAAGCACGGTTAGAAAGGTTTCTCGTAACGCTCTCTCCTTACCCTCTAGGTGTCTTAAATTCTTTACAGCTGAAACAAAGGATGCGAACTCTTCCTTTTCAACATTTATTTTATGATTTTTTGTGGGGCCATCACTTAAGCTAATCTTAATAGAAGGTTGAATAATGACATAGTATTCAGAATAATCACGTTCTTTTAATGGTTTTTCATTTGCTTTAAAGTCTGCGCCTTCAATGTAATAATATAAAGAGGATCCCTCGTCCAAGAGTACCGGATCATCTTTGTAAAGATAACGGAAAATTAAAACACGATCACTTTCATCATACGTATAGCTATCAGCAGAAGCTAAATATGATTCATCCGTTTTATTACATCCAATGAAAATCAATATAGATAATATTAGCCCGAATAAAATTAGCGATTTTTTCTTCATAATGAACCTTATCAAGAGGAGATATTAATGCATTTTTTTAAAGAAGCATAATAGCATGGATAATATCATGGAACATTCTTCAATTGTGAGAAAATGTGAAGAGTTGCCACATTTAATACAATCTTCAGATTTGTGGCATTCTACTTTACCGCTAAATTATCAGAAAATAACACTTGATAATAGTTTGGTGTTTGTTCTACCCTATCATCAGAGACGTAAACACAAAGAGCTCGGGGGATTTCTCCCGGGCTTTTTTCATGCCCGAAGGAGACTAGGCGATGCCCTACAAACCTAAGAAACCCTGCGCGTATCCTGGCTGTCCCAGGTTAACCAATGATCGGTATTGTGAAGAGCATACAAAACTGACAGCAAGGACCTATGAGCGGTACGGGAGAGATCCACAGACGAGAAAACGCTATGGAGCTGCATGGCGGAACATCAGTAAACAGTATCTGTCTGATCATCCCTTCTGTGAACTATGCAGACAATCGGGAAGCATGACTCCAGCAACACTCGTCCACCACATCAAAGCGGCAGGCGAAGGTGGGCCAAACGATGAAGAAAACCTCATGGCACTCTGTACTTCCTGCCATTCACACCTCCACGCACAGCGCGGAGACCGATGGAAACGTTAAAAGGTAACTATATGTGGTGTTTTGGGTAGGGGTAATCAAATCTCTACACCATATATAGCATACAACGGGCAGGGGCTTTTACGCGCAAAAACACAAATTCAAAGGGGGTATTAACCCCCTACTTTTTAAAGGCGGTACACCAATGGCTAAAGACGGTACCAACCGTGGCGGAGCTCGGGTTGGTGCGGGAAGAAAGCCAAAGGCACTGACCGAGAAAATCAATACAGGCAAACATGCAATTGTAGTTGAGCTTCCTGAGACTGGTGACTTGGAAGGCTCTGTGATGCCACCAGTGAAAGACTACATGACAGCCGACCAGAAAAACGGACAGGACTTCTGTGCCAAAGATGTGTATGAAGAAACGTGGAACTGGCTCAAAGACAGAGGGTGTCAAGAGTTAGTGAGTCCTCAGATTCTTCAGCAATACGCCATGTCCGTTGCAAGGTGGATCCAGTGTGAGACGGCAATCAGTGAGTATGGGTTTCTTGCAAAGCACCCGACAACTGGCGCTGCAATATCCTCTCCCTATGTGACGATGAGCAGAGAGTATATGAAGCAGGTGAATCAGTGCTGGTATCAAATATTTCAGATTGTGAAGGAGAATTGCTCTACTGAATTCCAGGGAGCGACTGCTGAAAGCTCGAAAAATCAGGTAGAAATCAAACAATTCAAAGGAATTCAAACATGAGAAAGTATCTCACTTCTGAGAGTGTGTGTCAGGGACATCCTGATAAACTCTGTGATTACATCGCAGACTCTATCCTTGATGCGTGCTTGGCTGCCAGCCCTCTCTGTCGTGTGGCATGTGAAGTCATGGCGACACGGGGACAGATTATTGTTGCAGGGGAGGTCACCTGTGAGAAGAGTATCAACGTCAAAGAGATCGTAAGCATTGCTCTAGAAGAAACTGGATATGATCCAGAAGATTTCATGGTGAGTGTTTTCCTCCATACTCAGAGTTCTGATATTGCTGGAGGTGTAGATAAGGCATTGGAAGACAGAGACTCAACGAATAAAAAGTCAGAATTGGGAGCTGGGGATCAGGGTACAGTCTATGGATACGCAACGGATGAAACACCGACGTTTATCCCGCTTGCGCTTGAGCTCTCCCACCACATCTGCCGGCTCCTTGATGCGAGTCGTAAAGACGGGACTATCGATGGGATCAAGAGCGATGGGAAAGCCCAGGTGTCAATCGAGTATGAGGATGGTAAGCCAATACGAGTTGCAGCCATAGTTGTCTCGGTGCAGCACGAACAGAGCAAGAACCTGGATGCGCTCACTGAGGAGATTACACACACCATTCTTCTGCCAGCGTTCAGCGACTTCCCGTTCGACGAACACACCCAGATCCTTATCAATCCTTCAGGACGATTCGTTGAAGGAGGACCTGCAGCTGATACTGGACTCACCGGACGTAAGATCATGGTTGATACCTACGGTGGCCTAGCTCGTCACGGAGGAGGAGCGTTTAGTGGGAAAGATCCCACAAAGGTAGATCGATCGGGTGCCTACATGGCCAGATTCATCGCCAAGCATATCGTGATAGCAGGACTTGCAAGGCAGTGTGAAATCGCTATCTCGTATGCGATCGGCAAGGCTGAGCCTGTGGCCGTGGATGTAAACACTTTTTCTACTGGGACCATGAGTGATGAAGATCTAACCAAGGCTGTCACCAGGATATGGAGTTTCAAGCCAAAAGATATCATATCAGAGCTGGGCTTACGCAATCCTATCTTCGCTCATACTTCCTGCTACGGACATGTTGGCAACAACCTCTTCCCGTGGGAGCGAATCAATGACCGATACATACAACAGCTACAAGGGAGCAGTGAAGCATGATTATTGAAAAGAAGCACATCGATGAGCTCTTGCCTGCAGACTACAACCCACGTAAAGACCTGGGACCAAATGATGCTGAATATCAAAAGCTCACACGCTCAATCAAACAGTTTGGGTACGTCGAACCAGTTATTTGGAATAAAACGAGCGGAAGTATTATAGGGGGACATCAACGCGTAAAAATTCTTAAAGATTTAGGCCTCACAGAACTTGATTGCGTGATCGTTGAGATGCCTCTTGATAAAGAGAAGGCGCTCAATATTGCGCTCAACAAAATCAACGGTGAGTGGGATAAAGAAAAACTTGCTTTGCTGATTGCTGATTTGCAGGCAGAAGATTTTGATGTATCTCTCACCGGATTTGAGCCTGCAGAGATTGATGATCTCTTTAAGGAATCTCTCAAAGACGGTATACACGATGATGAGTTTGATATTGAAGAGGAACTTGCAAAACCTGCGCTCACCAAACAAGGGGATCTCTGGAAGCTTGGACGGCACCGGTTGGTCTGTGGGGATAGCACCAAAGCCGAGAGCTTCGAGCTGCTGATGGGAGGGGATAAGGCACATCTTGTTGTCACTGACCCACCCTACAACGTGAACTATGAGTCGCAAGCTGGGAAGATCAAAAATGATAACATGAGAGGCAGTGCCTTCTATGAGTTTTTGCTCTCAGCTTTCCAAAACACCTGTGATTACTTGGCCGATGATGGATCCATCTATGTGTTCCATGCAGATACCGAAGGACTGAATTTCCGTAAAGCATTCAGCGATGCAGGGTTTTATCTCTCTGGTACCTGCATTTGGAAAAAGCAATCACTTGTACTCGGGCGATCTCCCTATCAGTGGCAGCATGAGCCAGTGCTTTTTGGATGGAAGAAGAAAGGTAAACACCAGTGGTATACCGGCCGGAAGGAATCAACCATTTGGGAGTTTGATAAACCAAAGAAAAATGCTGATCATCCGACGATGAAACCCGTAGCACTCCTGGCCTACCCAATCATGAACTCTTCGATGAGTAATACGCTTATTCTCGATCCCTTTGGGGGTAGCGGGAGTACCTTGATAGCATGTGAGCAAACTGAGCGATCGTGTTATACCATCGAACTTGATGAGAAATATTGTGATGTGATCGTAAAACGCTATATAGAACTTATCGGATCTGCTGATGGAGTATCCCTTGAGCGTGATGGATTGAGTTATACCTATGAAGAAATCATCTCAGAGAAGTAACTGGCATCCAAATGATGTGGAAAAAAAGACTTGATATATGTTCAAACATACGCGATTACTACTATCACCCAAGGAGGATGCGTATATGAATAAAAAACAAATGCCCCTCAACGTGCTACGAAAAGAGTATCCAGTCGGCTGCATGGTTGAGTTGGTACATATGGATGATGTGCACTCGCCACCCCAAGGCTCCAAAGGACGCGTGCTTCACGTAGATGATATTGGAACTATCCATGTAGCCTGGAAGAATGGGAGCACCCTGGGAATCGTACCGGGGGTTGATATGATTAGAAGGCTGTCCTCCTAACAAACATGTCGAACAGGTAAAAAAAGCTCATAGATTTTATTATTTGTACATATATTATATGAAAAATGATTTCAAATGAGCGGAGGAATATTCTTCTGGGGGGGGGCGGAAAAAGGAAGAGGTTTTCTTCACATTCCCCCTGAGAACTGATCCATGCAACTAAAGAGTAATTCTTGTATTCTATGGTTGCACTCTTTGTCATACATCTTCTCTTTGCTAAAACACATTCCCCTCCAGCATGGAGAGATACCCCTCCTCACTGAAGATGAGGTGGTCCAGTACCTTGATACCCAGAATGTCACCAGCTTGTTTAAGTCTACGAGTAACATCCTTGTCCTCCATACTTGGCTCGAGATTCCCGCTGGGATGGTTGTGGGCTACCAGGATGGCTGTGGCTCTTTGCCGTACTGCTTCTCCAAAGACCTCGCGAGGATGAACGAGTGTCCTATTGACCAAGCCAATGGAGCACACATTCACTGAGAGTACCTCGTGGGCACCGTTTAAGCATACACTGAGGAAATGTTCCTGCATACGTGCTGCATAGTGCCTGATCAGGGGGAAAATATCCGCTGGAGTGGAAATCTGTCTTCGCTTTGCAGGCAGTCTTCTCCTTCCAAGTTCCAGAGCAGCCCCAATGAGTGTTGCCTTTGCCATACCAAGTCCTCCTATAGCCATCAGGTCTTCGTTGGTAGCTATAGGCTTTCGATCCAGAAGATCCAGAAGGTCCTTTGCTATCGCGTTGACTGAACGGTCACGGTTTC